TATAAGATAGGACTTACAGGCACCTTACAGAGAAAAGATGGTAAACATGTTGTCTTTAGAGATTACTTTGGAGACAATGTCTTTAAACCACCAAAGGAAAACTTTATGGTGCCAAAAATTGATATCCTACAACTACCAATAAGGTTTATGGACGGGACATCAATCCCATGGGCTAATCGAATAAATGAATTAGCCTATAACCCAGAATACCAACATTCTGTGGCAATGGCTGCTGCATCATATGCTGCCAACGGTCACAAAGTGTTAGTAGTATCTGATAGAGTAGATTTCCTAAAGAACTGTGCCAAACTCACTGGTGATAATGCAGTTTATGTAACAGGAGATATACCGCACGAAGAAAGACCAGATATACTTCAACAGATTTATGAAGATAAAGATATACTGTATGGGACACAATCAATATTCTCAGAAGGTATTTCTTTAAACATTCTAAGCTGTTTAATACTGGCCACACCAGTGAACAACGAGCCGTTACTTACACAGCTCATTGGAAGAGTAATTAGAGATTATGAAGGAAAACCACAACCCGCAATAGTAGATATTAATTTAATCGGAAAAACTGCAAAGAGACAGGCTAGTCAACGACTAGGGTACTATATTAAACAAGGATATGAGATATCAACCCTGTAAGCACCTCCGAAAAATACTACTTGACACGAGTTTCAAAATTTGTTATAATATATGATAAAATATAATTGGGAAAAGATATTTAGAGAAGCGAAAGGCGATAGTGTTTCAATTCTCACTATTATTCATCTCTTAACTTATAAGAGAATCCCAGCCAGCCGAAAGGATAAAACATATAAGTACTTTGGGAAAAGTTTTCTCGGGGATAGCTTTCTGTGTAACCCTCGACAGTTGCTGGTAGAAAGGAGAAATTATAGTAATAAAGAAGCTGCAGAATATATTGCAGTTGCTTCATACCGTAATTACTTTGAATTTATGCAATCAGGTAAGACAACACTAGAGTTGCTACACTTGCCTGTTGACACAACGATAGTAAATCGCAACAGACTGCTTCAGATTAAAGATGGTCTAGTACACTTTAAGTTTGAAGATAACGCTAATTGGAGAAAATAAATGGCAATAAAATTTAATCAGGCCCAAGGGTCTGCTAAAAAAGAAAAGATAGACCAGTATACTTACAAAGAAGGAGATAATAAATTCCGTCTAGTAGGAGATATACTGCCTAGATATGTTTACTGGATTAAAGGCGAAAACAATAAAAATATTCCTATGGAATGTTTAGCTTTCGATAGAGATACAGAAACTTTCAATAACAAGGATAAGGACTATGTAAGAGAGTTCTTTCCTGATTTAAAATGTGGTTGGGCATACGCTATTCAAGCGATTGACCCAGCTGATGGCAACGTTAAAGTTGTTAATCTTAAGAAAAAACTCATGGAACAGATAATGGTTGCCGCAGAAGATTTAGGCGATCCAACTGACCCTGAAACAGGGTGGGACGTTTGCTTCCAGAGAGTTAAAACAGGGCCTATGGCTTTCAATGTAGAGTACAGATTACAAGCTCTTAAATGTAAACCAAGACCTTTAACTGAGGAAGAAACAGCTTCTATAGCTGACATTCGTTCAATGGACGACGTTCTTCCTAGACCAACTGCAGATGCTCAGTTAGAGCTATTGCAAAGAGTAACTCAACCCGCTGATGCTGCTGAAGCACCTTCAGATGTGGACAGTGAGTTCAGTATTAGTTAGGAGAAGATTATGATAGGAGTAGGACAAACATTTCCAGACTTACACTTAATAGGTGTGGAGAAAGACAATACTTTCGTAGATATAGATGTACTCGCCCCAAACATGTGGACAGTAATATATTTCTATCCCAAAGACTTTACTTTTATTTGCCCAACTGAGATAGCCGCTATGGATATTATCGGAGAAGAGGCAGATGTTATTGGAGTCAGCGGAGACAATGAATTTTGTAAAGTTGCATGGAAAACATCAGTAGGTATGATAAGAGATATTCAACATATCCTTGCTGCTGATTGCGGACTGAAACTTGCTAGTGAACTAGGGATAGTTGACAAGAAGGCAGGTGTATGTCTTAGAGCGACTTACATAATTGACCCTGACGGAGTAATCCAACATGTATCAGTTAATGCACTAGATACAGGCAGAAATGCTGAAGAAACTCTCAGAACTTTACAGGCACTTAAAGCTGGTGGTCTCACTGGCTGTGACTGGCAACCTGGGGAAGACTTCGTAGCATGATTTTATTTACAGCAGATTGGCACTTAAAGTTAGGTCAAAAGAATGTACCAATGGCATGGGCATGCAGTAGATACAAGTTGTTCTTTGAAGCAATTCAAGAATTAGAACAGCATGTTAGTATGCATATTATTGGTGGAGACTTATTCGATAGAGTTCCTACAATGGACGAACTTACATTGTACTTTGATTTTATTAAAGATGTGAAAGTTCCTACTATTATTTATGATGGTAACCATGAGGCAACTAAGAAACATAAGACTTTCTTTTCTAACCTAGCAAGAGCCACATCTGATGTAAACGACTTAGTCGAAATTGTAGATACAACTACTGAGTATCCTTGGGGTACTATCCTTCCTTACGCAGATTTGCATAGGAAAGGTTCAATAGAATTTTGCAATAAAAATAAACCTCTATTTACTCATGTGAGGGGAGAAATCCCACCTCATGTTACACCAGAGGTAGACCTAGATAGATTTAGTGACTTTCCTGTAGTTTTTGCGGGTGACCTACATAGCCACTCCAATACGCAGAGAAACATTATCTATCCAGGCAGCCCTATGACTACTTCTTTTCATAGAGATTTAGTTACTACAGGGTTCCTTCTAATTCATGATGACCTTAGTTGGACGTGGGACACTTTCGATCTTCCACAGCTTATTAGAAAAACTGTAAGTACGGAAGAAGAAATGATAGCGTCCGACTTTCATCACACAATATATGAAATAGAAGGAGACGTAGCTGATTTAGCAAATGTTAAAAACTCTGAACTTCTAGATAAGAAAGTAGTAAAACGAAGTTCAGAAGCTACACTTAATCTCAAAGAGATGACTATGGACGAAGAACTGGTAGAGTACTTAAGTGCTATACTGAATTTAAATGATGAAAAAATAAAACAAATAATGGGAGTGTTTAATGATTACTCTAAAAACGCTACGCTGGGATAATTGTTTTAGTTATGGGTCGGATAATGTTCTTGAATTAAATGATAGTAACCTTACTCAACTTGTAGGAACAAACGGACAAGGAAAGTCTAGTATTCCTTTAATACTTGAAGAAGTATTATTTAATAAGAATAGTAAAGGAATTAAAAAGCAAGAAATACAAAACAGATTCATTAACAAAGGATATTCAATTAATCTCACATTCTCAGTAGACGAGAATGAGTACGAAATTGACGTAAGTAGAAAAGCTAGTATAAAGTGTAAACTCTATGAAAATGGAGAGGATATTTCTAGTCATACTGCAACCAACACATATAAGACAGTCCAAGAACTACTTGGTCTTGATTTTAAGACTTTCACACAACTTGTATATCAAAATACGAACACATCATTACAGTTTCTAACTGCGACAGATACAAACAGAAAAAAGTTTCTAATTGATTTGTTAAAGCTAGAAGAATATGTTGAGTTCTTTGAAATATTCAAGGAAGCAGCAAGAGAAGTTTCTTTCGAATTGAATAGTCTAAACAGTAAGTCTGATACAATAGTGAAATGGTTAAATGAAAATAAATTGGAGAGTATAGAACTACTTCCAATAAAAAACTTACCAAAATATTCACAAAAAGATGAAGAAGATTTACAGTCTTTACGAAGTGATTTTGAAAAAATTTCGGAAAATAATAAAAAAATTATAGATAATAATGCAAATCTTGAGCAGTTGCAACAGCTTGAAAAAAGTGAATTTCTCTATTACAAAGGAGATAAGATTCCTCTTGACGCTATGTCGCAGAAACTTGGGAAGCATTCTTCCCAATTGTCTGAATCTGTAGCACACTTAGAGAAATTATCAGAACTTGAGGGGCTATGTCCCACCTGTGAGCAAGAAATAGATTCGGAAAATCGCGAAAGACTTATAAAAGGTTATGAGAGACTACAACAGTCGGCGCAGAAAGAAATAGCAAATGTCCGCGTGGAGATTGAAGACGCTCAAGAGCACAATGCACATATAGTGCGTAGGGAAGTGCAACAACGCGAGTTTGAAGAACTTATGAAAATTGTGGACAACAGTCTACCTTCTCAAATTTTAGACGGTGACTTACTTTCTTCCCAAATTGACGAACTTACTTCCAAGATTGCGAATATTCGTTCTGAGATAGAGAATATAAGTAGTGAGAATATGGTGGCAGAACGCCACAATACTCGTATCTCTATCATAC